TGAACCAAGAACATCCTCAGCCTTCACCGGTTGAGTATGAGAATGGTAATCCTGATGAATGGGCCGAAACTCCTACGACGAATAAGAACGTAGAAGGTGATTACGATGGTGATCACGTTCGTCGTAACGAAGTTGGCTTTGGCGAGATTCGCAAAGACACCTTTGATCACAAAGATTCGGATCAATGGGGTGAGTCGGGTAAATACGATAACGCCCGTCAAGCAGCTGTCTTGCGTAAAGCTTCCAATGTCACTCATCTGGCTCGGATTCTTCTTCGTAGCACGAATGCGAAGGAGATTACGGATCAAGCCACTGAGCTCATGGCCTTGCCGGCGACTGTCGTTGCTTCTACTCTGAAACGTCTCCAGAAGTTGTCTACTGACAACCTTCCCAAGGATGTTAAATACCGACGTGCATATGCTTGCTGCAAGCTTGCCGCACGTATCCTCGATAGCGAGAATGAGGATAGAGTACAGAGCGTAGCTACAGTTCTCATGACTCTTGATGATCCGACGCTCAAGACTCTTCTGAAGCACGTCGCCGCTGCAGACGCAGAGGATGATGATCAGCAGAGCCAGCAAGCTCAGGATTGCAAGGATGATCAACAGAGCCAGCAAGCTCAGGGCCAGCAAGCTCAGGATCAAGAGCAAACTCAGGATCAGCAAGCTCAGGATCAGGATCAAACCCAGGATCAACAGGGCTTGACTTCTCAAGAGCTTCAGGCACTTGATCAAATGCTTTCTGCTGAAATGCAGGGTTGCATGAATCCGACGGGTTGTGAATGTGGGCCTGCTCCCGAGTTGACGGAGCTTTTTGCTCCCGCTCCCGCTCCCGCTCCCGCCGCTCCTCCAGTTGTCGTTGCGCCGGTTGCATCGGAAATTACTTTCGATGATGACGGTGAAGATGATGGTGAAATGCCGCATATCGGTTCTACCGATGAGCTAGCAAATCTTTTTGCTGATCACCCCGAAGTTCAGGCACAGCGTGAAATTCAAGCCTCTGAGCAAGAAGCCCGCGTTGCCTCCGGTGGTTACGGACCGAACCCGACTTCGAGGACTGCTTCGACGGCGAAGAAGATTGGTCAAGTTCAAGTTCGTCAATCAAACAAAGATGACGAGTTGGCAAATCTCTGGGATCGTCCCCCAGCACTCTAAGTTTGGGTTAACGCCCTGATATTGATAAAGGATACAGACACAGGCTTCCAACGGAGGTTACGAGCGAAATCAGTTTGAACGGAAAGAGAGAAGATCGACGGCGTCGCACCATTGGTGGACTTGAAGCCAGATTTTCCGACAGAACGGGATAACCAAGAGCGTTCGGAATCCGACCTAAATGGAGAATTGATATGGGAAATATTGGCGGACAGGCATCAGGCGACTTTCGCCTAGGCCAGGGCGCTCTCCGGATCCTTTATTCTCTGATCAAGGACACTATCCCGTCCTTGGCAGGGGATGCATACCTGCAGAGTAACCCCAGTGCAGTTGTAGTTCCAGCGGCGCGTTCCACGACCCTTTCGGCAACAGTGAAGAAGGGTATCCTCGGTGGTTCGGTTGCTTTCACTCGTCCTGACGTAGGTCAGAACATTGTCGGCGGTGCGTTCCTAGTGGGCGGCACGGTCTACACTCCTCGAACGAGACCCCTTGGTCTGTTCATTAACGATGCTGGCGGTAACTCTTACGAAAACACCCCTGCGGTGGCTTCTGGTAAGGGTCCCTTCCTGCGTGGTGGTTCGGTTGGCGTCAAGATTTACGAGACGCAGGTTCAGACCGTTCTTCCATTGGTTCCCGGCGGTGCTGCTGGCGTAATTGGTGATCCACTCACCTATAACGTTGGCGATAAGCTTTACGCTTCTGTTAACGGTCTTCTCACCAATCGTTGGGCAGACTCGTTTGAAGCGCAGTGGCTTACTACTGCAGCCATGGGTAGCCTTGCAGCTGGCGCCACCCAAGAACCCGACGTTACCCGTATGGGCACCGTCATCGCACCTCCGGAAGTTTCGGGTAGCACCGAGATGTTCATCACCCTTGCGTTCATCGGCTAACCCTAGCTAAACGGAAAGGAAAACCCACAATTATGATGCAAATGAATCCGTTTGGCGTGCAGGTTGTTGACAACACAATCCGCGAGGCCATGGTTGACAAATACATCGGTTCGCAGCCAGGACGTCGTCGTCTTGCTGCTTCGATGATTCAGCCACTGCGTGAACGTCGTGATTACTCCTCGGTTGGTCGCAAGACCTTCCTTGTGGAGCAAATCCCGGATGGTGCCATCCCGATTTACGACAAGGATCCCGATGTCACGGCATACGTGATCGGTGAAGAAGGCGAAAGCATCACGGCAGTGATGAAGCCTCGCCGCGTGATCTTCCCGTTGTTCGAGATCGCGGCCCTTCCCAAGGCTCCTCTTACGCAGATCAAAGAGCGTCGGTACGACCTCTTGAAGCGTATGCAGGATCTCGGCAAGGCTCAGATCCAGGCTGCGGAAGACGATCGCGTTTTCTCGATCATGGACGCAATCGCAGTCAATGGTTTCGATTCGCTTCCGGGCGGAACGAATCCTGACATCCCGGTTGTTGCTCCTCTCTCGCCTGCCGTCCTCGCGGACGCGTTTGCGGAGATCGAGTTCCACGATCTGCGTGTTGCCCGCGTTTACATGAACGCTCGTGACTACGCCGATATTAGGAAGTTTGGTCGCGATGTCCTTGACATCGAGAGCCAGGCTACCTTGTGGAAGACCGGTATGATGGCAACGGGCTGGAATGCCCAGTTCATCGTTTCGCGTCTCGTCCCGGCTGGCGTTGTGTACTGCTGCTGTGAGCCTGAGATGTTCGGACGAATTCCGGTTCGTACGGAGCTCACGGTCCTCAGTGCGGACAACAGCGAAGAGAGAACGATCGGTTTCTCGATGTTCGAGAACCTCGGTATCGGCGCGTACAACCCGCGCGGCCTCGTTCGTCTCATCATCACCCGTTAATTCGGGCCTGAGCTGAATAGCTCTAGTTGGACCCCGGCGGCGCAAGCTTCCGGGGTTCATCTGTATTTTATTATGTGAGTCATCATAAATTCGATCCGAAATGCCCTGATTGTCGACCAGCTATTATTGATCCAGCAACTAATCAGATTCTTTCTCCGAATCATCCTATGATGATAGCTATGAACTCTGTTTGGGACTCTTCTTCTTTTGAAGATCAAGAAGCTTTCCATAGGGTTACGGTTAAAAATAGTCGGGACCCGGATGACTTAGATCGTATGAAGAAAATGTTTGAACGTGTCAAATTAACTGCGGCGAGTTAAATATATGTCCGACCCAAATGATATATTCAAGACTCTGACTCCTGAAGAATTAGCAAAAGTGAAACCTATGTCTAAAGAGGCCATCCGGGAAGCTCTCGAGCAAGGGCGGAAGGATGCTGAAGCTTTCAGGGAAGCTAATCCTCTAACGTTTCGTGATACCGGGATGCGTTACATTTAATTTATTTAGTATGGTCTTCATATATGAAGATCGCTATAATTGGGTCTGGATATGTTGGACTCGTTGCTGGTGCCTGTTTTGCTGATTCAGGCGTTATCGTTACTTGTGTTGATAATGATGAGAAGAAATTAGCGAAACTCGAGAAGGGTGAAGTCCCTTTTTACGAACCCGGTCTCTCCGATATCATTAAGCGTAATTGGCCACACCCTCTTAACTTCAGCTCAAATTTAGCGGGGTCTATTCAACACTGTGAAGTTGTCTTTTTAGCGGTTGGTACCCCACCGAATGAAGATGGCTCAGCTGACCTATCTCATGTTCTTCAAGCTGCTATACAGGTTGCTCAGGCTGCTACCCATGATTTAATTTTGGTGTTGAAGAGCACTGTTCCTGTTGGAACGAATGAGCTAGTTACTAATTTCATTCAGACACACTCGAAATATAAGATTGATGTTGTCAGTAATCCTGAATTTTTGAAAGAAGGGGACGCTGTTCATGATTTCTTCGAGCCTGATCGAATTGTTGTTGGGACTGAAGACGATCATGCTTTTGAGGTTTTGAATCGTCTCTATGCCCCATTTAATCGTCGAAATAACCGTATTCAACGTATGGATCCGAAGAGCGCGGAAGTTGTTAAATACGCTTCGAATGCGCTTTTGGCGATCAAAATTTCATTCATGAATGAAATTGCTGGGTTGTGTGATAAAGTCGATGCTGACGTGGAGAGTGTTCGTCTTGCAGTTGGTTCCGATGAACGAATAGGAATGAAGTTTCTCTATCCCGGGCTCGGATTTGGTGGTAGTTGTTTCCCTAAAGATTTGAGAGCTTTATCTCATATAGGCTCCAACATGGGAGCCACTATGGGGATCGTTGACGCCGCAATACGTGCTAATACTGTCCCAGTCATATTATTGGTTCAGCACATAAAACGGGATATAGGAATAGCTGGCAAGAAAATAGCTGTTTGGGGAATTGCTTTTAAGCCGAAGACGGATGATGTTCGTGAAGCTCAGTCAATTAGACTGATCGAGATGTTGGTGAAAGAAGGTGCCACGATTCGAGCCACTGACCCTCAGGCTCTAAGCACTGGTGCCGATAAGCTCGCAGATCTCGGTATTTTCAAAGAAGTCGCTTTCTTTGATTCTGAATATGATGCATGTAAAGATGCTGATATTCTAATTATTGCTACTGAATGGAATCACTATCAAAATCCAGATCTATCTAGAGTTCGTAAGTTAATGCGTGGAAATCATATATTTGATGGTCGAAACTGTCTAAACCCGCAAGATGTAGTAGATGCTGGATTTATCTACCGAGGTATTGGAAGACCCCAACGTAAACCTAAGTGAGTTATATGAAAAAGTATACTAACTGCCATATTTGCGGTAGGGAAATAGCTTATGAAGAAAATGGGGTGATTCCAGGCTATTGTGGGGATGCTTGTTATGATAGGGATATGGAGCAACAAATAAAAGAAAAGGGATATTTCTCGTCTTTCATACCTCTTCAAGTAAGCAAGATAGTGAATAAGACATTGTAAGTTCGACTTTATGCCTCCGCCTGTCGTAAAGAAATGCCTTGGACCGAATCAAAAGATTTGGTTCATTAAAGACGGTAGAGAACTCGTTGGTAATTATATTGGCCCCGTTGAAAGTAATGAAAACGGTATAAGAGTTTTCGTTCCTTCTTTAAATATGAGACTTACTATTTTTTCTTGGAAAACAGCACGGATGAAGAGACTTGAATTAGTGAAAGAAGTTATGGGCGGATAGTATCTCTTATTTCTTTAGTACCTGTATTTTATTATCATGGAAGAGGAAAAGGATTACGGCATTCCAGGTATTAGAGGAACTATCCCTTGTGGTTCATTCCATGAATATCCGATGGGTCCTGATAGATTTTGTAACTGTTGTCGTCCGAGTCCTGAAAGAGCGAAGCCAGCTGAAGATTGGTGGGTGAGTACAGGGCATGGAGAAACCCCTCCAATCAGAGCCACCTCAGAATGGCGTTCGATGTTTGAAGCTTGGGTTGATGCTGGACGTCCCGGAGCTTTGCCGAAGAAGACGATAGTTTAAATTCATCTTCTCGAGTGTAGATTGCTCTCATGTCTGAAGCAACCACGCCCGCTCTATCTATTTCTCAGGCTCTAAGGTATGCAAGTAAACTGAAGGGCAAGATTGCTGATGCACGGACTCGTGCAGCAAGTTCTATAACCCATAAAGCTGGGGAAGAAACAGCATTCGATTTCAAAGCAATGCTTGACTCCGCTGATACACTTAGCGATGAGTTAGCGGCTTTGCAAGGGAGGATCGCTGTTGCAAATGCAACTAATTCGGTTATCTTTGAGGGTAATCAGATTAGTCTTTCTCATGCTGTTCGAGTTCTCCAGGAACTTAAGGGTAGGATCGCTTGGGTGAAGGGTCTCACTGTTCTCCAAGTTGAATCCGTTGAACAATCAGATGTTGACTGGGATGATGTTGCTGCGAAGAGTGTTAGAAAATCGTGGCGCATGATATGTCGGTTACCGGAAGCAGCTCGAGCAGCCTTGGTTGACCAACTTCAAGAAAAATTCGATCGACTCAATGGGGCGGTTGAAAGCATTAATCAGGTGACTTTTCTCACCTGAAAGACTACGGGAACGGTAGGGCGAGTAACTGGGATCGTGGGACGCGAATCGTCTACGGACGACCGCAATACAAATCAAACGGCTTTGATTGTGATACTGACCCGAGCGGTTAGCGATTAGATCTTTCAGCAATCAGCACTAATCCCTAAGCACTCACCTCTAAGCCTTTAGATGACCCAACGATTTCTGCTACGGACCCTTCCGTTTCTGTTCTAACTTTCTATAACATCCCGTGTGATACAATATAAACAACCAGATTCTATACCTTCAATCGTTAGTTTTCCACAAATTTCGCATGGCTTTGGTTTCGGCAACGGTCTCATCATCGCCTGTGCTAGTTTTCTTCGCCCTTCCGGGGTCTGAATGTGTCTACTTATAACATCATCTTGCATTTAGTTAACTCTCTATAACATCTCGTGCAATACAATGCGGGCAACCTGCGTTGGCACCTTCTACCGTTGGCTTTTTGCAAACTTCGCAAAGAATTTCTTCTACTATGAAGGTTTTTCTTGCTACTGAAGTATAATCGAGTCTATTTCGTAATGGTGCTACCATGCTGCGAGCTAGATTTTGTTTTGCTATACCTGAATTTATATACTTAGCTATAATGTCATTCTTCAAAGCATCATCCATTCTCGATGACATGCTTTGAACAATTGGAGCAGTTCTTTTTAATTTCTTTGTCATTATCGCATGGTAGTGTTTTATTCCGATTATTCGGAAATCAGGAGATCGATTATGGCAAACACTACCA